CGTGGGAGACGACGTATTCTGGCATAATTTACCACGGATTTTCTATGAGTGAAACTGTTAAGAACTTTGAAGAGCCTTTAGACAACAGCATCTTACACATAGGCATGGATTTTAATATGGATCCAATGACTGCAGTGGTCTCCTACATACGTGATAATAAAGTTTATATTTTAGATGAGATACAGATATGGGGATCCAACACTGACGAAATGTGTGCAGAGATGCATCGTAGATACAGAGGTAAGAAGATATTTGTGTATCCAGACCCAGCATCCAGGCAGAGGAAAACATCAGCAGGGGGAAGGACAGATCTAAGTATTCTACAGAACGCAGGCTTTATCTGCAAGGTGATGCCACGACATATGGCAGTGAGAGATCGTATTAATTCAGTCAATGCCAAACTGTGTTCAGCTATGAACCAGCGAGATATCTATATTCATCCTAAGTGTAAGAATCTATTAAATAGCATAGCGAAACAGACCTACAAAGAGGGAACAGTTCTGCCAGATAAAACACAGGGTTTTGACCATATGAATGACGCATTAGGATACCTTATTTCATTTTTATATCCCATTAAAACAGAATATGAAACAATATTACAAGACAGATTTGCAGTTAAAATAGGAGCAAAAAGATAATGGCAGACATTTATAAAGACAGCATCAGCGGCAGTGTTCACGGATTAACCACACACAGAGATTATGACAATTACCTCAATCAGTGGAGATTTTTAAAGAGAAGTTATCTAGGTGGCACTGAATACAAAAAGGGTATGTATCTCACACGATACACCTATGAGTCAGAAGGTGAATATCTAAATAGGTTAGACAACTCAGCCATAGACAATCACTGTCGTTCAGTGTGTCATATCTACAATTCATTCCTATACAGACAAGAACCTAAAAGAGATTTTGGCTGGTTAGAAGGATCACCTGAAATACAGCAGTTTTTAGAAGACTGTGATATGGAAGGCAGAACTTGGGACTCATTTATGAGAGAAGCCAATCTACAGAGTTCCATCTATGGTCACAGTGTGATATTAGTAGATCGTCCAGACACACAAGTGGGCACTCGTGCAGAAGAATTACAACAGGGCATCAGACCTTATGTTACCATCTACACACCAGAGAATGTGCTGGATTGGAAATTTATGAGACAGTCCAATGGTCACTACGAATTAGAAATGGTAAAGTTTCTAGAAGAAGACGATCGTTTGTATCAAAAGCCTGCAGATTACTATGTGAGGACTTGGACCAAAGAATCAATCAAATTAGAATCATACAATCCTAACAATAAAACTCCATTAGAGATAGTGGATGAAAAACCTAATATGTTGGGACGAGTTCCAGCAGTGTGGGTGTATGCCAACAGAGGACCTATCAGAGGCATAGGAGTGTCAGACATCAACGACATTGCACAATCACAAAGATTCCTACACGAGTGTTATTCAGAAGCAGAGCAATTGATCAGATTGACCAACCATCCAAGTTTGGTAAAAACTAATTCTACTCAGGCATCAGCAGGGGCTGGTGCAATAATAACCATGCCAGAAGAGTTGGATGGTAATTTAAAACCATATCTGTTACAGCCATCAGGTGGTAATTTAGAAGCTATTCTGAACACTATGGAAAACACAGTTAAGAGCATCGATAGAATGGCCCACTTGGGTGCTATTCGTGCAATAGAAACTCGTCAAATGTCAGGAGTTGCCATGCAATCAGAGTTCCTGCTGTTAGATGCAAAGCTGTCAGAAAAAGGCAAGAATTTAGAATTAGCAGAAGAACAAATATTTAGATTGTTTGGATTATGGCAAGGCACTGCTTGGGATGGAGAAATTAAGTATCCTACAGCATTTCATATCAAAGACAAAGGATTAGAAATGGATCTATTACAAAAAGCCGCAGTGGCTCAGAGAGATTCTGCATCAGCTTCTCCTGCAGTTAAAGCCATTATAGATCAAAAAATATTACAATTATTGAGCACAGACGAAGAGGAATATCAAAACATAGTGGATGGTGCATCCAATTCAGAGCATCCAACGACAACTGCAATGGATCGTGCTCCACACCTGCAAAAAATGATAATGGATGGATATACAGATCAACAGATACTACAGATCCACCCAGAGGTAACATCAGCTGATATAACATCAGCCAAACAACAATTATTAAATTCTAACAATTAATAATTGCAATGATAACAGCAGATACAACTTTAAAAATGTGTCCACAATGTGATCAGTGGAACACAATCGATTGGTGGTGGCGTTCAGAATCTTTAAATAGATGGGTGTGTTATTCCTGCGGAATGGGTCGTAGAGAAGAACAAAATGTTATAGATAAAAAATGGGAAAAACAATATGGTTCCGTCTCTTCAACATAAACATTTATTAGTGCGAGCTGAGGTCAACTCTCCTCCTTTTAAAGATTACGATTTACAATCAGAATTAGAAAGTCTGGTTCGTCATATTGATATGAAAATACTGTCAGGACCTCATACTGTGTGGTGTCCTGTGGCAGGCAATACGGGATGGTCAGGCACTGTGATTATTGAAACATCTTCCATTACCTTTCATTCTTGGACAGAAAGCCACTATCCTGTTATCCAACTGGATGTGTATTCTTGTAAAGACTTTGATATTTCAACCATACTGTTATGGTTAAGGCAGTTTGATCCTGAAAAAATAGATTATAAATTTATAGACAGAGAACACGCATTTACTGAAATATTAACACAACATATGACTTTTGAAACCAACCCAGGATTTTTAGGACTGTAGGAGACACAATGATCAGTAGAATATATAGATTACCAGAAGAGACAGCGATGCACAGACAGATGAAACAACTGTGTATTGACTATTTTACCCACTACAACAAATTATTAAAAAAACCCACCTCAATGAACGCATTCAGAGCCAGGAAAGCCTGCATATTCTTAAAGAGGGCGGCTCATGCCAGAGGATTGGAACTGTTGGATCTGTATGCACCATCCAAAAATCCAACAAGACCAGAAATTAATCCCATAAAGCATTGGAAAAAAACCATAGAAAAACGACTACAACAACAGGAGCAAAACAATGAAAGCATCTAAATCAAAAACACGCAGTTATCCTAAAAGCAAACCTGCTAAATCTAACAAGAGCAAGAAACGAAAATATTAAAAATGTCTATCACAGGATTAGAAAAAAAACTGTTAAAACACATTATTCGCTTAGAAAAGCAGTCTGCTACACTGCGTCGTGCAGTGTGCAGAAAGAAGAAATACAGGATGTGTTTGGAAAATGTTACCATGTGGATCAAACTGATCACTGTGGTAGCATCTTTGATTCTGTTGTTATGGACAGTGGCACCCAATTTAACCAATATAAAATAATATTATCTGCATTACATATAAATATTCACAGTGAGCATCCTAATCACGTATAACAAAAGGAGAAACACACGATGAGTGATAATTCATTGCAAGACGGTCAAACTGCCACTGTGGCACCAGATCAAGTCTCTAAAAATACTACACAGGACAATGCAGACAATCAACCTGCGAAGTCATACAGTCAAATAGAACTGGATGCTATTGCGGCAGAAGTCAGAAGAAAGACAGAAGCCAAATTATCCAAAAAGTTTGAAGGTATAGATGTTGAGAAATACCAGTCTCTAATGGCCAAGGAAGAATCTGAAAAGATATCCAAAGCACAGGAGAAGTCAGAGTTTGAGAAACTGTTGAAAGAGAATGCTGAAAAGTTTAACTCTAAAATCAGCACTTTAACTTCTGAGCTGACAAAAATTAAGGTGGACGGAGCACTGATTAGTGCGGCATCTACTAAAAGAGCAGTCAATCCAGACCAAGTTGCAAGACTGGTTAGGGAGAGTGTTAAAATGTCAGACACAGGAGAAGTAGAAGTGATTGATCCTAAAACAGGTCAGACTAGATACACTGACAATGGTGATCCCTTAACAATAGACGGGTTGGTGAATGAATTTTTAACCACAAATCCACATTTTGTTTCCGCGGGTCAACCAGGCGGTGGATCTAAGTCTAATACAAACCCAGCAGGTATTTCTAAAGTTGATGTTAAGGATCTGGACATGAAAAATCCAGAACACAGACGGATCTATGCCGAGCATCGTAAGACGCAGGGATTTTAGATCTTTAAACAACTAACAAAAGGAAACCATAAAAATGGCAAATACAACACTAACGTCATTGAATGACCTAATTGCACCCATCGTCCAAGAGGCGTTGTTCGTAGCATCAGAACGTTCAATCATGCTAGGACTCGTGAAAAACTTCACAGTTCCAGCAAACGCAGGCAAAGTCCTACAAATTCCCTTATACGGAACTGTTTCAGCAATATCAGTAAATGAAGGGGAAGAGCTTGCAGGCGGATCAGGAGATATTTCTATATCTACTGGTGTAGCAAACATCACTCTATCAGAAGCAGGAATTATGACTCTTGTAACTGATATGGCGAGAAATCACGCAGTATCAAATGTTATCGCAGACTTGGGTAAATTATTTGGTGATGCGATTGCTAAAAAACACGATCAAACATTAACAGCGTTGTTTTCAGACTTTACAGCATCAATTGGTGCTCCACAGGATGAATTAACAGTAGAAGCATTATTCAAAGCATATTCTACTTTAAAATCAGCGGCTGTTCCAGGCCCATACGTGGGTGTGTTTCATCCTAAGTCAATCTACAACATTAAGAAAACATTAACCAACACTTTCGTTAATCCAAACGCTTCAAACGTTGTGAATCAAGCGATGAGTGAAGGTTACATTGGAAGAATCGCAGGTATTGATATCTACGAATCTGCTAACGTGGTTGAAACTTCAGCATCGGCAGTGACCAATGCAGTGTTTGCAACTGATGCTCTAGGTATTGCTGTTGCTTCTCAATTAAAAGTAGCCACTCAAAGAGATGAATCTTTGCGAGGTGATGAAGTAGTTGCAACGACTGTGTTTGGCACGGCAGTATTGCACAACGGATACGGAGTAAAACTTATTGGGGACAATCAACTTTAATTTGATTATCTAAGATAAGATTACAAAATAAGATTAAAGGGCGGGTAGAAATATCCGCCTTTTTTTATGGCTGTTTAAATAACGATATGTCAATAGTCTGGTTCAATGGTCCTTCCCAAGAAACATTAATTCGCAGTCTACCACCCCAGGACTGTGAGATTGGATGCAATTATATTCAAACACGTCGTGCTGTGCATTATGTCTGTGCCTATGATAAAGCAGTGGTAGATTCTATTCAGAGAGATCCCACAATAGGCTATTACACCAGAATAGAACACGCTCATCTACCCTATTGGAAAGGCATCACTGATCCTTGTG